CCAGATTTATGGTGGCTCTTCGAGAAGAACCCTATATTTCTGTATTCCACTGATTGGAAGCGGGCGACCGACGGTCCATCTCCCCAAATGGGGTGGGATGTGACCGGACGATTACTCACGAAACTTGGTTTCTCTACCAGAACTCTGAACAATGTGAAGAGGTACTGGTTAGGAGAAAAGAAAATGTTTAGAAGCGGAAAACCCGTTGGAACCCTTGTAAGAGGGATTCCAATGGGCGATCCATTAACGAAAACAAACCTTTCCCTTGCACACCCAGTGTGCGACCTTTATGCAAGGCTCTCCCTTCGATGTAAGTCAAAGGAAGAAGGGAACGGTGATGACACTACCGCCCTGACGGATGACCCCAATTACGGGATCTACCATCAGGAAGCAGCAACGATGCTCGGATATGAACATTCCCCCCAGGATGAGGCTACAACCTCAGACTGGGGGACATATTGCGAAGAATGGTTCCATCGCCCAATGAGCTTGCAAAACACAACTCATTTTGCGATGAAATCAAAAAGAAATGGATTATTGCCGTATCTAGATGTTCCGAAAATTCGGGTCATGATAGGTACGACAAAAGATAGAATAGACTTCTCAAGTGATCCTAGAGGGAAAGTTACCCTCATGGGTCACGATGGGGAGTACGTTGAAGAAATGGATGGACCGGCCAGAGCTATCTTTGGGATAGCTTCAGCCTTTCAGGACGTGACACTAGCAACAGTGGATCGTCCCGAACCATTATTTTTACCTCGACAGATCCTGGGAGTTGGTAAACCACCACCTCACTGGGACGTCGATTCATGGAAATGCATAATGCGTCGATGCACACCCTGGCATAGGGAGTTGTATCTTCGCATCATGAAAGAATACAATAACGGTCAACCGGGCCTCTCTAGTTATAGAGGGGCGCTCAAGGAACAGAACCACTTCTCCAAAGAGATGATGGTAGAGTTGTATGAGATCCCGGCTGACGATCCAATTCGCGAACATATTCAGGTTACAAGTGATCAATGGCACTTGTTCACTGGAAATGTTCTTACAAAGTTGATTAATCTCGGTTACCTTGTTCGTGAGAGCAAGTTAACCAAGTATTATCTATTTCAAGAGCGACTCGAACAACTTGAACAAGACACGAAACGTGACTTATTCGAGGTGGTCAAGTCAAAAATGTTAGGCACGGAATTCTCGCCCTCTGAGGAGGAAAAGATCATCCGTACCTTTTCTGAAACGTACAAATCAAG